TAGGGCCGATCTTGCGCCACGCGCAGGGACACCAGAAGCGTCCAGCGCCTGGATTGCACCGCGATAGTTCCAGTCCGAAGCCGGTATTGCCGCAGGTGACACAACTCTCGCAATCCGTCGTCACGAACAGAACAACATCCCTCGTTCCAGATGGAACAACAATCTTGTCCGAGAAGGCACGCCGCAGGTTTCGCACCGCCTCCACCACGTCCCCCGGCCCGATGTCGTCACTCATCGCTCCACTCCTTGTCGGCTAGACAGCGGAACTCGGCGCGGATGGCTAAAGCATCCAGTTCCGGCAGCGTTCCGCGCGAGATACAGGCACGCGTCCACGTGTCCCGGCAGTCGCCAAGTACGATCCGCACCGCCTGGTCAATCAATGCGGATCGGCGTCGGTAAGCCTCTTCGGTGTAGACCCATCGACCAGATGTAGTCCGGACCGCACTGATCAGCGGCAAACCGACGAATCGTCCCCGCGCATCCCGGCCGACCGGATCGCGCACGGGCTCGCCCTCACGACGCATCGGAATTACACAGCCTAGATAACATGGCCATAGTCTCACCATCCGGTCGGAAAAGGATGACCAAAGACCGCCTGAAGGACTTGAACTCACGTTCCTTGCGCGCATCGTCGGCGCGCCAACGCTCAGCCCGTTTCGCTCGCCGGTTTGTGGTGCGGAGCGGCTTCATGGCAGCGTCTCGCCGATGAGCCAGCCGATCACCAGTCCGACCGCGAAGATGCGCGCAGCACAAATGAGCCCGAACCGATGCTCGGGATCGAGGAAGACGCCCCAGTTCATCACTTCGCTCCCTTGAGCCGAGCGCCGGTGTCTGTTTCGAGAATGCGACTCATCCCGGCCTTCCAGGAACCTCGCGGGTCACAACCTTCCCAACTCAGCCATGTTTCGAAGAGTTCGCTCGGCGGATATCGCAAATCCTCAAGGACCGCCCGCACAACCGCATGCGCTTGGAGCATTGGTGATTGTGCTTCGTCGCGTTGGTTCAGTCGGTCCAGCGCTATTTCGACCAGCCGCTCCATCATGGTCGGCGCGTCGCTCACAACTTCCGCTCCTCGAACTTCCAGATGGCCGCACCGCCCTCGGCATGCCCCACCACCACATTCCAGCCCGTGAGCAGCGGCGCACCGCTCTTTCCGTCCGTGGCCATCACGCGTTCTTTGTGGCCGATGGGCAGGCGATCGGCCCTCGGCGCCACTCTGGCAACCGAGGGCCTCATCGCAGGATTGGATTTATGGGATCGCCCGTCAGGTGGCACCACCTCGCTTTCGGGTCGCGCGAAGAACCCGGTAGCCGCTTCAAGCTTTTTCCGGATGAACCGTTCGCGCGGAACGTCACCCCGCTGAGCGTCGATGCGCTCAAGCAATTCGGGCTCAAGGCCGAGGGCAATGCGGGTCAACCGGCTCATATCGGTTGATATCGCATGCGATCACGTGATACGTCAATCCTTCCCTCAATGGAGAGCCCAGATGACGACCGACAAAGACGAACCCCCGACGCTCGCCCCACTCGACGCCATGGACACCTTCCGCGCCCAGGACCGAGACCCGATGCGGCTGTGGCGCGTCAAGACCCCGAAAGGCGTCGGCGGCGAAGTGATGGCGGTCCTGCTGCACGATCCGGAGACCCGCGCAACGTCCGTCGTGCTGGTTCACGAGCACGCGAGCGGCAAGTTCACCGTCTACGATCGCGTGTACCTGGACGATCTCTAGCCGGGTCCGGCTTTCGGCGGTCAGCGGAAGCGCAGGCCGCCGAACAGCCACATCAGCACGAAGACCAGCACCAAGAGCCCGATGATCCCACCGCCGAAGCCCACAGGCCCCGCGCCGTAGAAGTTGTTGCCCCGGCCGTTGTAGTAGCCGAAGCCGCCTCCAAAAAGCAGCAGCACAACCACCAAAACGATGATCAGCGTCATCAGCGGGTTCCCATCTGCCCGTAGGCCCAAATGAGCGAGGCGATGAAGAAGCACCCGCGCGCCACACGCTCAGCGTTCGGCACGGGCCACGTCGCGGCGAACCACGCCAGGAAGCCGACGACAATGAACAGGACGAACGCGAGATTGAGGTTGTCGTGCATGGCGCACATGACAACGGGCGGGGACGGTCAAGGTTCCGTCACTCGATCCGGCCGGTTTCAAGGGCGAGCGCCGTTCCGTAAGTAACGCAGTCAAAAACGTCGTCGGCACGCTTCGCCGCGTTCGGATCGGCAATCTCGAAGTCTTCGATCTGGGCCACCAAGTGGTTCTTGCTGACGCCCTTGAAGACAACCGTCTTATCCCACGCATGGCGTGTGATCTTGACTTTGCCGGTGTAGATATCTCCCGACACGCCGAGGGCGCGCTCATCTTTCCCCTTGCTTGTCAGGTCGCCTGGGATCGGAAATACTCTCAGGCCGCGCCGCCTTCCTTGTTGCAGCAATATCTGGCCGCTCGCGGCATCCTCTATGAACGCGCCGCAATAGCCGCGCCGCGCTCCGACCTTGCGAGCCCAATCCTCACCGATGCTCTCAATGCTCGGAAGCCAATCTTCGAGCAGCGACCCCTCGATTTGGGTCAGGTCGTAATCCAAAATCGCCACTCGGTGCGGGTAGGCGCCGGCGAGCGTCCGAGCGATGAACAGCACCGCCGAGCCGTCATTTCGCGTCCCCGTTTTCGTAGCCGAGTCGATGATCGCCCACACATCGTCGCACTTCACCGGCGGATCAACCGGCTGGCCCTCCACCAGGAAGCTCCGAATGTCGAAGAACGCGCGCCCGCGGTGCTTGATCTTCCAGTTGCCCATGAGCAGGCGCTCACGCTCGACGGGCGGGAGGGCGAGGAGATTGGCCTGGTACGCTGGGTCAGCGTTCATCAGGGCAACGTTGTCGCTGAGCTTCGACGGGATGAAGGTCAGGCTCTTAGGTGGGATCGGTTCGCCGCTCAGCATCGTGTAACCGCGCAGATCGTCCGGACTGTCGGCCCAGATCAGTTTGTCGCCCACCCGGACGAACCACCGCAACACGCCGGCGCGAGACGGGATCGCGTAGCCGGTCTCTTGGTCGATCCACCAACTGATCAGGTCGGCCACCCAGCTATCGGCGTCCGGGTTGCACGTTGCCCGAATATAGGGCTTCACGCCGCACATAGACCGGTTACGACTGAGCAGATACCAGAACTGATAGGCCGTGAAGTTCGTCAGCTCATCGAAACATTCGAGGCACAGCTGACTGCCGTGCCAGTCCATGACGGTCTTGTCGTACTCTAGGTGTCCGAACGTGATCGACGCTCCACTTGGGAACGTCCACGACCGCTCGTAGGTCCTCGGCTGTCCGTCCTTCAGTGGGTATAGCTTTACCGCCTCATCCCACAGCCCACCCGGCTTCATGACCTGAACGTTGGTCCGGCGGAAGTACACCGCATCGAACCCGCCGTTGCCTATGTGCTTTAGAGGCTCCAAAAGCAGCGCAAAACTTTTGCCACCGCCAGCTGCCCCACCCATAATTGCGATGTCGGCCTTGCAATTCAGGAACAACTCTTGCGGCCCCGGCTGCGGACTCAGCGTCCCATCAGCCCACGCCTCAAGTTGTCTCTTCGCCGCCCTCTTCGCCTGTTCCTCCCTCACCAGGCGCCGCATCTCGTCCAACGGAGGAAGGGTCTGCCACAGCGGCAGCGAGCGCAGCGAGGCGCTCGTCTGAGAGATGGGATGGGTCGAAGACGCCAACTGCTCCACCATGCTTCACGTTCAGCTTATCACCCCAACGCTTCGACGCCATGCGCGCAGCCGTCCACTTGAATCCGTCCATGGCTACGCGGCCCACGTCGGGCATCACTTTTCCATCCAGAACATCTTGCGCCACGTCGGCAACTTTCTCGCCATAGCCGTTGCCGCGGATTTCACACGCGTATGCGTACTGTTGGTCAAGGTGTGGATCAGCCATCAGGTATTTCACCGTGGAGGCGGCATCCAGCCCCATTTCTCGGCAGGCTGCACGGAGCGAGCGCCCGTTGATAATCATGCTCAGGACGGGCTCGATATCCTCAGGTCTCGGCGTCCTGCGCTCTTTCGTTTCCTGCTCGCTC